TTAATCATCACATTTTTTAAAAAGTCGTTGAACCTGAATCGGTTTGAACTGCTTACCTCGTCTGGTGGTGTATTGAAGTTTATTTAGTTTATCTGCGATAGCTTGAAAAGTCATTCCATCTTTTCGGGCTGAGCAGATAACATCCATTGCCTGAATGTTGTTTTTATTGTTGCGTGCATTTTCCTTGATTTTTTCAACCCCTAACTTTTGAAAATCCCCAAAACCATTAGGATTACCCAATCGAACTTCACCGTCTATAGGATTCATTATTGAGCCATCTTTATTAGTATATATACCTTTTTCAATTTTATCTTTTTTCACTCTTAAAGCGTCCTTAATCCTTTTCGATATAACCTCAGCTTCATGTTCGGCTATTACCGAAAGTAGCTGGATTGTTAATTTATTGGCGTTTGGGTTATCACAGCAAATAAATTCAACTCCACCATTGAATAGGGCAGATGTAAATTCTACATCACGAGCTAGTCTGTCTAGCTTTGCTACAATCAATATAGCTTTATTAGCTTTTGCTAATTCGATAGCCTTATAAATCTCAACACGTTTTTTCTTTCTGGTCCCAGTTTCAACTTCTGTAAACTCACCTACTAGATTTCCTATACCACTAACATGATTGGCTACAGCATTTTTCTGAGCCTGTAGACCCAGCCCAGAACTTCCTTGTTTTTGAGTCGATACCCTATAATAGGCTACGTACTTTTTCATTACGCTGCGTGTTTTCCTTCTATATAATCAATTACGTCAACAAGCATATCACAATATACACCTTCAAAAGTTTTAACTACCTCACGTTTTTTATTAGTAAAAATAACAGTGTAGGTATCTGACCAATTTAATTCGATTGTTACCCAACCTTTATGAGTTAGACCATTTACCTGAAAACTAAGACCTCCTTCTCTAGTTTCATTTTCAGATAACGAACAAAAGGATTTTGCTCCCCACGCCATTAAAGCAGATTTATCAAAATATTTAATTTGGTTTAAAATTGTTCTTGCGATTTGTTCAGACGTATTTTTCATGACTAAGAATTTAACTTAGACAAATATAAAACTTTTTATAACAAATCGCTAACATTAGTTTGCAATTTGTTATATTTGTAATGAATTAATTTTTAATCGTTTTTTTGATGACAAATAATAAAGGAAATCAAGAATTTAATTGGAGAGAAAATGATGAATCATCATTAACTTTGCTTAAATATGATTTGGAGGCTGACCATTGGGTAAGGGCATTTAAAAGCGCAGAAAGAAAACACGCTACTGCTCCAATTGGCGAAACAATCGGTGTGATAGGGTTGGTCTTAAGTCTTGTTTTTAATTTAATTGTGCTAATTGTATTACTGTTGAATAAATTAATAAATTATCTGAAAACGTAATTTTATCCCTATCTAAATAATTTTACTAAGGCATCTTCAATCTCTTTACGCTTGTAATAAACTCTATTTCCCACTCCAAAAGATTTTAAGACACCTCTTTTAGTCCAATTATGCACCGTAGCTAAATTAATTTGAAAAAATTGAGAAACTTGATTTCTCTTCATTAGTCCTAATGGTACTTTTGTTTGAAGATTTTCTTTAATTGTTCTAAGTTCAATTTCTAAAAATTCAACTATTTGAAGTAGTAACCCGACTGCATCAGGAAGGTCTTCAAATTTTAAATCTTTTTTCAATTCTTCTTATTTCTCTTGTTATTGTTAGTGTGTTTTTTAATTGATGATTTTTAGAAATATCAATTTTTACGTTAGCAAAAGGAAGGTGGTTAGTGAAATTTTCGATTTCATAAAACGATTTACCTACCGACAACTCAATAAACTTTATGAGCGTTTTAAATTCAACTTCTCTAGGATTAGGAGATTCTGCATAATAAACAGAAACACTTTTTAAACAACTCAAGAGTTTTAACCAATAACCGCCAGTATGAGGTCCCTTCTGACCTACTTTATGAGCATAATACTGTTTTATTCTTTTCTGAAGCGGATTAGTTAAAGAAGATGATTCACCAATGTAGAGTATATTCTCATTAGGATTCCAAAATTGTCTTAGATAGTCTTTGACTTCTTTCTTTGATGTAACCATCTTTCCCTTAATCTCTAAGTTTGTTGCCTGAGTTACCCAGTAATTGAATGTCTCATCACAAATCTCAAAGCTATGCGAATGGACTTCTGAACTCTTTGGGTTATCTGTTAATGCAATGACATAGACGCCATTAAATTTTGCATTCAATGATACATTCCATTTAAAAGCTCCTACGTAGTTTAGTTTGAACTCATTAAATAAAACATCTATTGAAACTGCCATACCATTAAATCGGGTTCTTATCAATCATTTTCATTCTGGATTGAATTATTTTACGCGATTCCATATAAAATCTGAAGTATATGTTAGAATCTGGTCTTTTGAATATTTCAAAACATTTGAAGTATCCTTACCTATTAATCCATATTTATAATCATTTTTAACTGGTAATGGAGGATAAGTATTAAAAAGTCTTAACCATATCTTCTGTAATGTTTCCTCCATAAAACTCAGTGAAATTCTAACTTTTTCAGAGTATATATATTCTTTTAATAATGTCTTTCTTTCTACATTTGTAAGGATTTTTACTATAAATTCCTCTTCATTTCGATTAATGTAATCATTAAAGTCTACTCTATTTAGACCAAAAAAATGTTCAAATTTGACAGCTTCTTGACTAGAGTAAAATTGTATCACTAAATCATTCATAAATATGATAAAGGGATTTGTACCACTGGCAGAACCAACAAAGTTCTCTGTAAATGCTTTATTACCGCCTAAAGTTTCTAAATAAGAAACTGAGAGCGGTAAATCATTAATCCCTTCGTCTGATTTATTAAGTATTATGAGTCTTAGCCTTTCTTTTATGTCATCTGGTAAGTTGAAAACTTCTTCGCAAATACTATTTCTCCAAAGTTGTATGTAGCAAAACATCCGAATTAGTATATTATCCTCAAATGAAATACTTGTCAAATCTGTTAAATCAGAGCCTCTTAATTGAGGTAATATGGATGCTGTAAAAGAACTTTCTGTTTCTGTAAAAATATCTTCACATTCTTTACAAAAGACGTAATCAACCGAGAAGGGAATTTGCTTTGCAGATTCAATTTCTTCATCTGTAGCGGGTCTTCCTAATGAATTTTCAAGGGTTACTTCATCTAGTCTTTGAAAATTGAATTCTACAAAAGGATTATCGTTAGATATGTCAAAATAGAAACCTCTTTCCCTATCATTACTTCCATCAATATTCAGACATTGTCTAATTATACCATCTGATAGATAATGTGTATTTTTTTTATTTGCTTCTCTTTCGACACATAAAGCACAAGTCATATTTACAGTATTAATTTAAAATAGCTAGTAGTCTTTCTTTTTGAGTCCAAGGAATTGGTTCTTGTCCAATATGGTCTTGAAGAACATTTAATTGTTTATGCAGTTTAGAAGGAACAAAACCATCTGCTGTATCATTAATTAAAACAAGTTTATTTTCAATTACCCTATTATATTTTGAGTCTGTTGCAATTTGAAAATTTATATTAGCCTTTGCGATACTGCCAATAAAGTTGGCAGCAGTAGAACCTGTGACGTAGCTAACCAGATTTAATCTACTTTGTCTTTGCATTAAAACACTGAAGCGAACTGAACGAAACTCTCCTTTATCTAAAGGTGCTCTAAACTTAGGGTTGTATTTCTGGAAATTAGAACTAATATATGCAGAGGCTTTAGTCCTAAAGGTATTTCGCTCTTCTACCTCCTTTTGGTCTTCAAATTGAACACTAGCCGCTGAAGCACACATAGAAACGAACTGAGCCATCTCGTAAACCATATTTGGGATGAGGTTCTCTTTGGTTGTAGTTTTATAATAGTGCTTGATTCCCTTATTATCCTGTGTTCGTTTTACTTCATAGAAAGCTTCAAAATGATACAAAATCTTCAACAGACACTGATTCTCATAGTCTATTTCTGATTCGTAAGCCTCTGAATTTAAAAGCCCACCATCAGATACAATAAACTTTCCGTTTCTCTCAGTAACATATATTGAAACAAATTTGCTTGTTGTGGTTGAGTATGGTGTACTTATTTCTACTGTATCTGTTCCTCGCAACTTAAAAGACCATAATTGGTCAAAGCATTGACGAACATTCATTACTACTTTTTCTAGATTAGTCATATTTTACGCCTTGACTTGGGTTATCATTGTTGCTGTCAAAATCTAGTTCAGTTGATGGTGTCTGGATGACTTCAACGTATTTATCATTATTATAAAAGGTTTGAGATTCATCACAATAATGAGCCATACATAAACTTATGTCATTTAATAATGCATCTCTTTCAACTTCTTCTTCAAGTGATTCAGTCTTATAGGCAATATTCCTTCCGTCACAATCATACTTGTGGAAATGTGGTGTGTCGACCTTTTGCTTTGGCAATTCAATATTAGGTGCACGATTGTAATGTGATACACCGTCTGAATCAAACCTAAAAAAAGGTATTCCAATAAATTCAGGTGCTCTAAGCTTAAATTTAAAATCTTTCTTATTTTCAATTTTAGATTCTACAATTAGTTCTAACTTATCTGTTATGGATGTATGTGTTACATCTACCTTTTTGACCCTAGTGTTTTCATGATTAACCTTTATTCCATCAAGCACTATCGTTGGTATAGATGTATTTTTGGTTTTACCCAATAGTTCTTCATACTTAGGATAGTTCTCCCTAATTTCTTTTACTGGTTTTGCCATAGTTCAATTTTTAACTCCAAAATGCATAAATAGTTAAATCATCCTGTCTTTCTCATTTACTCAATCGCTCATAAACTTTTTTCAACATATAGTCTTTAACCAAATCTCCAAATTCTTTGTTATCCATGATTTTAGAGAAAATATCTTGGTTCTGTTCCATTCTACCAATCCATTTCTCTAAATAAGCATCGTTGAATCCAAATTTAAAATTATCTATACTATTGTTTTGGGCTTGTACTGCTAATTTTTCATCATCAACCATATCTTCTATCACTTGGTCAAAAACTAGTTTATCAGCTTCATTAAACTCAGTTCCAAATCTATTATTCAATACATTTATAATTTCAGATAAAGCTTCTTGTTCTTCCTTGTTCATACGGATTCCAGCACCATCCATACCTTCTAAACCATATTCACCTTGACTATCTAAAAGTAAGTTTTGCTCTGCTACACGCTGTAACCTGTAATATTCTAAAGAAACCTCGTCACCAAGTTGAAATCTATCTTCTTGACTTTTTCGAGGTAATTTCTTTAATAAAAATCTAGAGTAGGTAAACAGTTTTTCAAGTTCTACATCGCTAAATGGCATAATCTGAGTTAAAAACGAATACAATCTAGTAAAGGTTTGTAATGCGTGTTTAAAATTATCTTGTGTAATTTCTGTTCCAATTACATCGTCTTTGCTGTTTTCTTCTGGTAATCGTTTAAAACGTTCTACAGCTGGGTCTATGAATGCATATAGTTTTCCTTGTTCTTTTTCAGATAAGGCTTTAGCAGATTTAAAAAATACATTACAAAAATTATCAATTTCAGATTCCCAGATAACTTGTCCTTTTTCAATTTCAGTTTTTAAATCATATAACTGGTTTGGGTCTGTAGTTTCTAGAATCGTTGTTAACTCATAATACGGTTGAAACGAATTTAGTATGTCTTCCGTATCATTTGTGAAATCTAGAATAAAAGTGTCTTCTTTTCCAGCGTACATTCTGTTTAGTCTCGATAACGTTTGTACACATTTTACTCCAGATAATTTTTTATCTACGTACATGGTATGCAATAACGGCTGGTCAAATCCTGTTTGGTATTTATCGGCTACCAATAACAATTGGTATTCAGCAGAAGCAAACTTTTTTGGAACTTCATTTTCCTTAAAACCATTGAGTTCCATTTCAGTTACACCTTCTGGATACGCATCGTAAATCACTTTTCCAGAAAATGCTACGATTGTTTTAATATCAGTATAACCTTTGTGTTTTATGTATTTATCAAATTCTTCTTTGTAACGCACCGCATGTAATCTAGAACCAGTTACTAACATTGCTTTAGCTTTACCACCAATTTTTTTAGATACTACTTGTCTAAAATGTTCTATGATAACTTCTGTTTTTTGTGCTAAATTATGTGGATGCAATGACATAAAACGCGCAATTGCTCTAGATGCTTGCTTTTTATTGACCTTTGGGTCGTCTTCAATTTCTTTTGATAGTTTAAAGTAGGTTTTATAAGTAGTATAATTCTTTAAAACATCTAGTATAAAACCTTCTTCAATAGCTTGTTTCATGCTATATAAATGAAACGGTTTTGGAATGCCTTGTTTGTTTGGTGTTCCAAATACTTCTATCGTTTTTGGTTTTGGCGTAGCTGTAAAAGCAAAAAAGCTGAGGTTATCTTGTTTTCCTCTGGCTTCCATAGATTTTCTAATCTGGTCTTCGGCATCTTCATCTAATCCAGAATAAACGTCTTCTATTATAGCATCTTCCAACGTTTTAGCTGACAATACTTCTTTTAGCTTTTTAGTTCCTTCACCACCTTGGCTAGAATGTGCTTCATCTATAATGACCGCATATTTTTTAGCTTCCAGTTCTCCAATTTTATCTATTACGAATGGAAACTTCTGTAAGGTAGTAATGATAATGTTAGAACCAGCTTTAATAGCATCGGCTAACTGTTGGGAATTTTCGTCTATTTTCTGAACAACTCCTTGTTTGTGTTCAAATTGGTAAATGGTATTTTGTAATTGACTATCCAGTATTTTTCGGTCTGTAATAACAATTACGGAATCGAAAACACGTTCGTTTTGTTTATTGTGCAAGCTGGATAATCTGTAAGATAGCCACGCTATAGAATTAGATTTGCCAGAACCAGCCGAATGCTGAATTAGATAATTTTGTCCAGCTCCTTTTGCTTTAGCGTCTTGGGTTAATTTACGAACCACTTCCATTTGGTGAAACCTTGGAAATATCATGGTTTCTTTTGTCTTCCTTATTCCATTTAGCTCGTAAACCTCAACATTTAAATGTAGAAATTTACCAATAATGTCCATGAAACTATCTTTAGCCAAAACGTATTCCCATAAATATGAATTACGATAGCCATTTGGGTTTATAGGGTTTCCAGCACCATTATTTGCGCCTAAATTAAATGGTAAGTATCTTGTGTTTTTACCAGCTAATTTGGTGGTCATTTCACATTCATCTGCATCTACAGCAAAATGAACTAAAGACCGTTTTTTAAATTGAAATATAGGTTCGTCGGCTTCTCTATCAAATTGATACTGCTTTTTAGCATTGCTAACGTTTTGACCAGAAAACTGATTTTTAAGTTCAATGGTTGAAATAGGTAAACCATTTAAACTTATTACCATATCTAGTGAGTTTTTTCCTTTACGCTGGTAGTATAATTGTCTGGTAACTGCTAAATGATTTTTACGATATAAAACCTCTGCTTCTGGATTTAACGCACTCTCTGGACGAAAAAATGCCATATTAAACTTTACACCATAATCTGTAAAACCATTACGCAAAACATGTAACGTACCATGAGTATCTAAATCTTTAAGTAAACGTTGAATGACTTTAGTTTCAACCGCATCTTTATGAATGTTCGCTAACTTTTCCCATTGTTTTGGTTGTGAGTTTTTAAGAAACTCGATAACGTATTTTGGAAAAATTCCTAAATGGGCATCAAAATCTTTGGAATGCCCTCTTACATAACCACCATTTTCTAATAAGGATATTTCTATTGCAGTTTCAAACGTTAATTCTGTATGTATTCCTTTTGCCATAGTTATTTATGTAAAAAAAGTTTTAATTCATTAAATAATTCATTTGACAATTCAGTTGTTAGGTTATTAGATGCTATTTCATAAGCCTGTTTTACTTTTACACTACTCTCACCAGACAAATCCAAATTTAATTTTTCATTTAGAAATACTTCTAAATTCGGGTTTAACTCTAAACCTTTTCCTATTAAAACTGTTTTTTCTAGCAACTTAACGTTATCAAGTTTTTCATCTGCATCCCAAATAGAATAATAATTTTCAATACCCATGGCTTCACAAAGTCCAGTGAAGTATGAAACCCCTCCTTTACCACCACAGCTAAGAATAGATACACCATTTTTATCTAAATCATAATCCCAATGTTCCTCACAAATAGTTTGATAGAAAATCTTATCAGAGTCACCTTCAAGGATTAGTACTTTTTTAGCAAAAAAGACCTCATTCCTTTCTGTATTGAAATGTGTGTAAATTCTAAAGCGTTCTTGCTCTGATTTAATTTTATTAATATAAAAAGAATTCTTTTTTAAGTTAATAGTTCCCTCTTCTGTGGTTTTTTTTAATATTTCAAGTTCGTAGGCTCTTGAAGCATCAATAAAATTAGGGTTATGTGATGTATAAAATATTTGAGAAGTTTTAGAAATCTTTTGAAAACTTTTATACAATGCTCTTTGTGCCTGTGGATATAAGTAAATTTCTGGTTCTTCAACTCCGAAAATCACATTACCTCCAATTAATTCAGCGTAAGTTTGAAATATAGATAACAACACTAAATTTTGCATTCCAGAACCAACTTCATCGGAATCAAAAACTTTATCAGTATGACTTTCTGTTATAGTGATTTGCAATGTTTTATAAAACCAATTTAAATTATATATGTTTAGTTCTGGCTTCATTCCAGCTGCTAGCCCTACAGCATTGTTTTCACAATGTTTTGTAAAGCAATCAGAGAACTTTTTAAAAGTTATATTTTTCTCATCAAAGTCATCCTCCAAGAATTGCCTTGGTTCAACCATCAATTCTTTAAATGTTTCTCTTAATTTTTCCTCATTGCCATTATAGAAATTCACATAATTATTGTAAACTTCTTTCATTAACTTACCTATCAGTGTCCAGCTTGACACTCGCATTTGTTCCGCTAAATCTCTATCGGAGGATATATATATAAAATGACATTTTCTTTTAAATTCTTCGGTAATATAAAAATCTCTATCTGTATCATTACTTTTTAAACGCACTTCACATTTAAATTCTGGGTACATTTCCATTTTTAAAGTGACGTAATGGATATGGTATTGAGTTCCATAGTAATCATGTGGGATACCATGACAAAAATCAATTCTGATATTAATTGCCTCATTAGTATCATTAAATAATTCTTTAACAACTTTAGCCTTTGTTGCCCAACCTTCACCGAGAACTAAATCAATAGCTTTCAAAACATTTGTTTTCCCAACACTATTTGAACCAATTATTGCACAGAGATTCTCTGGCTCAATATAAAGGTCTTTTATAGACCTATAGTTTTCTATGTGGACACTTTTAATCATAGTGCTATATCTCTAACATCAACCTTTCCTGTAACTACTTCGCTAATTAATGCGGTTTTGTATTCAATTAGAAGAACTATTTCTTGTTCAGTTTTGTTGATTAAATCATCTATTCGATTTGTTTCATTGTCTAGGTAGTCGGTTATATGGATTTGTTCCTTTATTGAGGGTATGGCGATGAAAATTTGTTTTAAATTATGAGTATTAAACCTAAAAACTTTTAAGCCTTTAGCATACTTTCTCAATTCCAAACAAAATTGACGTGAGTATTGGTAAAGATACTTTTCAAATAAAATCTCTCTATTAGGTTTTAGTAAAATTTGTTCCCCACCTATTAAGCCAATACGTTCTGTATTGTAATAGCATGAGTGACCTAAGTCTTCAATTGTTTCTGATGTTGAAATTAAGACAGTATCACCTTTTGAAACAATCTGACTTTGTTTATAAAACTCATTATTAACAAAGAATTTAAAACTATCATCTACTATATCAACTTTATACGTTTTTCCATATTGTAGAGCTACATATTCTCCACTTTTAAGCAATTCATCTCTTTTAAAACCTGAATTACCTCTAACAATAGTTGTGACCCAGTCAATTCTATAACTTACCCAATGCTCTGGAATCTCTCCCAGCCACTCAATACCAGAATTTTTCATTGGTACATTTGGGTCAATCCCTTTTGTGACAGCTTGATTAATCATTGCTGTACGCTCTTCTTGCAATAAGATTATTAACTGTTCTTTTTTAGCTATTAAAGTATCTAACTCTTCTGTCTTTTGGTTGAGGTAATTGGCTATTTGGATTTGTTCATCTAACGGAGGTTTAACGAAAGGAAAATCTCCCATATTTGACAAACCTAAAAAAGAGAAAGTTGAACCAAAAGACTTTACTATCTCTAAACTTTCTTGAAAAACATCTGACCTACATTGATAATATGTAAAATCAGAATCTAATCCATCAAGACATCTAATGTAAGTCATTTGAGGGTTTATCAAGACATAATCTAGATTTTGTGGAATGGTTTTCATTCTTGCCATTCTCCCAATTGTTCCTCCTCGATTTACTAATAGAATATCATTTTTAAAAGTAAAACCTATTCTAAGACTAGCTGCATGTTCTGGCGTAAGACAATCGCAAGTAGAAAAATTAACAGCTCCATTTCTAATATCCCTTGGCTTGATGAAACAAACTCCTTCTTTTTTAAAATCTTCTTGTTTTGGATATAAAGAACCGTGATTACCGTCTTGAATTTCTAATTTTTTCATCATTACCAAATGCCATATTTTAGGGACTTCCCAATGTACTGGAATATCACCAATCCATTTTAATCCAGAATCTTTGTATGTTTCATATGGTTTCATACTAGACCATTACTGTTTTAATTAATCCATCGGTTTCTTCTTCTAATGCTAGAATATCGGCTTTAATTTCTGCTAAAGACCTCATCGGTTTGTATTGGTAGAAGTATTTGGTAAAGTTGATTTCGTATCCAATGTTGGTTTTCTTTTCGTCCACCCATGCATCTGGAACGTGTGGTAATACTTCACGTTGCATGTAATTTTCTATGTTTTCTTTTAATGGGATATTTTCGGTATCACGTAATTTCGCATCTGGTTTGGGTTCACCTTTATTGTCGGTAACTACTTTACCCTTTTTCATTAAAGGACGTTCTACGGTTACTTTTGAATAACCAAAATCTGTGTTATCAAATATTTTACAATGTTCATTAGCTTCAAAATCGCCATATAATTTGGTGATATCTTCAATATGCTGGTCGGATAACTCATTACGTTTATCTCCTAAAGATTTATTCATTTTCTTAAAGAAATCTACAGCGTTTATCAATTGAACTTTTCCTTTGCGTTCTGTAGCTTTGTGGTTACTTATTATCCAGATATAAGTACTAATGCCTGTATTATAAAATAATTGATTAGGTAAGGCTATAACGGCTTCTAGTAAGTCATTTTCAATAATCCATTGCCGTATGCTACTTTCATTTTTCTTACTACTTGGTGAACCAGAAAATAATGGCGAACCATTAAACACAATGGCTAAACGTGAACCACCTTCGTTTTTAGGTTTCATTTTAGACATTAAATTCATTAGGAATAAAAAAGAACCATCACTTACAGAAGGTAAACCAGCACCATAACGACCACCATGACCAAGCGATTGGTGTTCTTCGGTAACTTCCTTTTGTACTTTTCCCCATTTTACTCCAAATGGTGGATTGGTGATGAGGTAATCGAACTTATGATTTAGAAATTGGTCACCCTTTAATTTTGCATCGTCTTTACTCTTTAAACTGTTTCCTTTAGCAATGTTATCTGGTTTCTGACCTTTAATTAACATATCACTTTTACAGATAGCATACGACTCTGGATTTAGTTCCTGTCCGAAAACTTCTAATCTCGCATCTGGGTTTAATTCGTTGAGGTATTCCTCGGCTACGGATAGCATTCCCCCAGTTCCAGCACAACAATCGAAAATAGTTTTCACAATTCCTTTTTGTGTCAGAACCTCTCTATCGTTCATAAACAATAGATTCACCATTAGTCGAATAACTTCACGAGGTGTAAAATGCTCCCCAGCAGTTTCGTTGGATATTTCAGCAAATTTTCTAATTAGTTCTTCAAACATGTAACCCATTGCCATGCTAGAAATTTGTTCTGGATGTAAATCTATTTCTTGAAATCGTTTAAGCACCATAAACAATAAGTTAGCTTCGTCTAACTTGGTTATCTGGTTATCGAATTCAAATTGTTCAATAATTTCTCTGGCTTCTTCTGAAAAACCATTGATATAGTTTCGCAAATTGGAAGCTATGTTATTTGGGTCTGCAATTAGCTTATCAAAATCGAATAGACTAGAATTATGAAAATTATATCCAGCTACCTTATTTAAAATAGGGTCTAAATTCTGGATGTTCATACTTTTTACTTGCTCATGCTTCTTTAGAACTTCGGCTTTAGTAGCCTTTAAAACGCAATCTAAGCGCCTTAAAACTGTAAAAGGCAATACTACTTTACCATAATCACTTTGCTTGTAATCACCACGTAATAAGTCGGCTATTGACCATATAAAATTTGCAGATTCCTTAACGTTTGTCATATTATAGATTTCAAGAATATTTTAAAAATTGAAATATATAAAATCTATTAGGTAAATGCTTACGGCTTTTAGTACTCTTTAAAAATAAATCATCTCTTGGCTGCTGTTTCTATTAAAAAACGAATTACTGATGATGCACTTCCACCATATTGACGTTTTTTTGCTAATTCATTTAATTTTTTCTTTAATATGGGCGATATTCTCATCGTAAAGATTTCTGTGTTTTCTGTTGTTGGTAATTTACTCATGGTATTTTTTTAATATAAATATGTTCATACATGTAAAGCCTCCATATTTAGTGAATTTAATTTTTCCGTTTTAACGGTGTAACCGCACGTATTTTACTGTCTAAACTTTAGATAAGTTGTCGTTTTTAGGGATGTTTCCCAATTTAGGTGGGACTGGTGTTTAATTGGTTATTAAATTTTGATAATTTATAATCCTTAACCTCGTATCCTCCCTTACAATAGGGTTGAAATTAAACCTGTATATACAAAGGTCGGATGTGTAGAAAATATTTTTCTGAAATTTTTCAGAGAATTATTTAGGGAGTAAACCTCAACAAGTGCTGCAAAACGCATTATTAAAACAATATATTATGTTAAGTTGGGCAAAAAATATGGCTTCAAATTAGCCTGAATATCGGCATAGTACTTAAACAGCAAAAGAGCTAACAAAAGCTCTAATGCTAAATCGCATGAAATTGATAAGTGAATCCATTTATTTTAAATAATTAAACTAACTAACCTTGTACAATACTTGTTGCCAATGTTCAGTTTTTAGACTTGGGTTTAAGCCAAAGTATTTCCCAAGAAGGGCACTAAACTCTTCTTGTAATATATCCCTATAAGGAGCTGTAGTAACAATAGAGTCATGTATAGTAAATAGCGGCATCTCTGGGTAACTATCTGAAATTATCTTCGTACAGTAGTCTAAAACACTATTAGCTTCAACGTTCTGCAATAATACTGGAAAGAAGTTTTTCTCTTGGTTAGCTTTGATGAATTGTGTTATACGGTATATTTCAGGATAGTGTTTCTTAAATACACTAATGAATTTAGAATGACATTTCTCAGATGAGAACAAAGATTGAATAACCATATCTTTACTAGCCTTTCGTAAGTTCTCGTACTTTTCTTGGTTTCTTACCCAAGTTCCTTTTATTTTCTTAGGTAAACTGATGTAACATTGCTCAAATACATCTTTGGATATTAATCCTTCATTATATAGTATCTCGCCATATTGTTCATAAAATGTGCCGTCTAATACTTGATTTACGAATGCTTGTAATGCATTGTTATTAGTAGTGTTACGAAAAACCTGTGACATAATAGAGGTATATACTATATTATATTTATTAGATAAGAAAATACTTAATCTATTAATACTTGGATTTATTAACTGATTTAATAAAGAAGTATAAATAAATGGTTGAGAATTCTTTATATCTAATGATATCAAATCTTCCTGATTATATTTAACAAACCTTCTAATATCTTTAGGTATTGAAGTGAAAATTGAGTGTAACCTGTTATCCAATCCGTCTCTGCTATACGACCAAGATTTATTTTCAATGGATTTAATAATATAGATTCTTGTATTTCGTTTATTAATTTGAGAATCTTCTTCATAAGTTTCCCTTACATGTTTTAAAGCTGAGGTAAAATCAATTGACAATTTTTCAGGGGTCAGCCATTTGGTTAAGTGAGGACATTTAACTTCGGCATACTTCATCCTATCAATCTTAAATTCGTTAGTCTTTTTAATGAAGTGAGTATTGTCTTCCACCCAATGAAAATCCAATTGATGGTTTCTATATTTCTTCCCCAATTTATATTTTCTACACTCATTGGATGAGGTACTATAGTTTTTTATTCTTCTGTCCAAAAAACCTTCATCTTGAAGAAACTTGATATAGTCAGTATAATTATAAATCCTTTTCAATGTTTCACTACAAATTGGAATCCAACCATCATCATACTTTTCATCACGACTAAGAGGTATAAAATATAAAAGGTTCATAATGTAAGAGGCTTTAGCCAAGTTTAACTTTGAACCACAAGTAGATTCGTTATACACTTGAATTTCTCGTTTGAGGGCTTGGTACATTTTGTTTGGCAACCAAACCCCAATCTTCTTGTTATTTATATATGTTTTCATGATTTTACGTTTAAATTGTTATGTTTTTATTTAATAAAAAATCTAGATTTGAATCAATAACCTGTATCCATTTCCCTTCGTTATTCTTAATTTCAGTAAGACCTATGTTATCCTTTTTAGCATAGTGATAAGCTTCAGCTTGTAAAGCGTCAATTGTACATTCTTCATTAATACCACATAAAAAATAATCGCATAAACCATTTGGTGCAAATACTAAATTGAGTGAGTAAGAATTAAAACTTTTGTATCCTTTCAACATTGCATCTAAAAGAGGATAATACTCTGTTTCTCCATTAAGGAATTCATTTTCTAATTCCAAATATTTTGCAATAGCTTTATTTCTAGAATTTATAATTGATTCCTCTTGAAAAGTAAAATCAAATTCCTTTAAATCCTTTTCACCTCTTTCTTTAACGTTAATAATTTTTACTTCTACCATATACTTCATAATAATAAATGTGTTTAGTGAGCTACTTTGGTTTTTCACTCTGTTTATAAATGATTTAATTGTGTTATAATTGATTTAACAAATGGAAATATCTATCTAAGAGACTTTTCTAAGGAATAAATCCCAGTTAGAGTTCTTTTCGAGAATATCGTTCAATTGTTTAATTGGGTAGAGGTAAACTTCACCAATCATAGTAAATGGTATGATACCAGATTCTCTATATTTTATTATAGTGTTGGGAGATAGACCTAATTTGTCCTTAAGGTCTTTATTTCGGTAAAAACCTACTTTATGTGTAGTTGCTTTTTTGTTGAGGTTTTCCTCAATTACAACCAGCTTATTTAAAACTGGATTTAATAGACTTTCAAGCTTGTCTATTGTTACTAATACTAATTGTGAATCATTGTTTCCCATAATATGCTTTTTAAATTATTATAGAGCAAATTTCTGGGTAATCATCAAGTATAGCTAGGGATTCCCAAGGATTCCCTAAAATTAATCAAAGAAGACCTTCTTCTGAATTAGCTTCAATTTCTTCTTTTCTAGATTTTAATTTTGATATGAGTAGTTCAATTAGATTAATTTCATGTTTTTCGTATTTGTTATCATTAAGGAATTTAGCGAACTCTTTATTAATATTCTTAATCTTTTCAACCTTATGGTTTTCCAAGTAATACATGTTCGAACCATTAATATAATTTTTAAGATTCGAATAAGGGTGTTTCTGATTTTTATTATCGACTTCAAAAATCCCTAAATCATGAAAAACCCTATAAAATAAAGCCACGTTTATCTTATTAATTTTAAATTCTAACTTGAGATTGTTAGGGTCATTATCATAAACCTCATCTAACGTTAGTTTGTCTTCTTCAAAATTTTCTATTTTATTAATCAGATTGACTAAATAGTCAAGATACTTTGTAATTCCTCCTAACAGTTTTGTTGTAGATTTCAAAGCAAAACACAAAAACACATAGGAATATATAGTATCAAGCTGGTTATCTTCAATATTTAATCTATGAAGAATTTCATCTTGTAAGATATCCTTTTGTGAATCTGGGTGATTATCCCCATCATAATAGTCAAAGCTCTCAATTTTGTATATTTCAGCCATTTTCAACAAAATTTCTTCAAAACCATCCATGATGTCTCCTGAAAAATAAAATTCGCTAACCTTAGTTTTAGGAGGTTTAATAATAGAATCGGTCATAAATATAATTCTAGGAATAGACTTAAGAGTCTCTAAATTATCATAATCAACTTTAAGTAAATCATTATATTTTTGAAGTACATCTTGTTGAAATACTTTTATAAATTTTACTTTACTCGGACTTTCTAAATCGACTATTTTATTTATTTTATCTTTTATTCTCTTTTCCCAATCTTCGAAATGATTATAATTTAACTCATTAACCCAATTTCCATCAAATCTAATATTCTGAAATTTTTGGTGAAACTCAATTTCTGGTTGAGCTATCTTTTCGATTTCAGAATTTAAATCAATAATATTTTGCATGAGAATGTTTTAAATTAAAAAAGCCCTAATTAAAGGGCTTCTAAATTAAATAAAATATTAGACTAAGCGAATTTTAGACTTAATTCATCCATATCTTTTTTCACATTTGAATCTAAAATTTTTGCATAATGTTGTGTCATTGTTATTCTGGTATGCCCCATCATTTTGGAAACATTTTCAATTCCAACTCCATTGCCTAGGGTTACTGTTGTTGCAAATGTATGTCTGGCTACATAATGAGTTAACTTTTTGTTTATCCTACACAAATCAGCAATCTCTTTCAGATATTCGTTAATCTTTTGGTTACTTATTTTTGGGAGTAGCCTATCACTATCTAAATGAGAATACTTGTCTATAATCCGTTTCACTGGAGGTAAAACGGGTACATTAGATTTTATTTTAGTTTTTGCTCGATTAGTTTTAATCCAAAGTGAGTCATCGTTATCTTTTATCAGATTATTACACGTTAATTTTTCTACATCAACAGGACTGTAACCTGTATAGCATGAAAATAAAAAAATATCTTTAACTTTATTTAATCTTTCCGTACTAAAATCTTTTACTTCAATTCTTTCAAGTTCATCTTTGGTGAGGAAAATAGCTTCTTCTATTACAAGTTTTTCATCAAAAATTAAAAAAGGGTTATTATTAATTAAATTCCGTTTAATACCATATTTGCAGACTGTTTTGAAGCATTGGAAATATTTTACCACTGAATTATGACTAATACCAACTTGACTTTTAAAAGTAGATTCGTATTTAAGATAGGATTCTAGGTTGTAAACAAATTGATTATCAATGTCCGTTAGACTAAAAGATGTTTTACCATGCTTCACCCTAATATAGTTCGTTAATAAATCTTTTGCTCTGTTATATTTTTGTAGCGAAGCTTTAGAACGTTCACCAGCTTCAAACTTCTTCTTAAAGTAATCATTATGTTTTTTGAATAGTTTTACAATATCTAAATCTCCAACAATATTAGATTTACCTTTAAGAGTGTTCTTAACATCCGATAGACTAGTATTTGGGTTGTTTTTGGAAAGCTCAAAATAGATAGATTCAATTTTGTTTTCTAGTAAATCAATAGCTATTTTACAATTGGTTTCATTGTTTAAACGAAGCTTATTCCTAAGCTTATTGGTAAATAGCCACCTTTCTTTCCTAATAAATTTACCTGTACTTAATGTTGTTGATTTGCCTCGTAGTTTGATTTTGGCATAAATAGGAGACTCTCCTTCACTGTTTTGCTTGTCTGTTTTAAGATAGAAAAATGTTTTAATCAT